CAGGTACGTCGTCAAGGCGTACAGGCTTGCGGGTCAACATGCCGGCCAGCATCCGCTCAAGCCGCTGGTAATACGGCGGGCAAACGCTACGGGCTAGGCGGTTGTCGTAACTTTCGTCTTGCTCGCGTGGTTCTTGCGGAAGGTAACGCCGATGCTTGCGGCGCATCCCGAAGGTGCCTTCCATCAGATCTTCAATCAAGATCCAATGTGGTTCCTGTGCAGCCCAAGCGTTATTGGGGTCTTGCACCTGCGTGGCTTTGCGCGTCAGAAGCCGGTCGTATGCGTTGAAACCGGTGTACATGATCTGCCGCGTTTAGCCGTAGTTTGATTCTATTGGGCAAATGTAAGCCGGGCCTCCGATACCGCCACACACGGCGTTCAGCCTTACGGTTAGAACCGACCCGGCAAGGTGAAAGTTTACGCGGCCTGATCGGCTGAGGTTATTTCGTCTTCAAGGGCATCGCCGGCATCGTCAAGGCCGTTGTCGTAAAGCCATTGCTGCAGGGTGGTGAGCATGGCTGAGGCGGCTTCGTTGAAGTCGTAAGAGCCGTTGTCTTGAACGGAATCGAAGGCGGCTTCAAGATCGTGCCAGAGAGGTGCAGACATGAGAAAAAGCGCAGCCCGATGCCAAGGCAGAGCGGGAACGATTCAAGGGTAGCGGTAGATATCGAGAGTATACCCCATGACGGTCAATACAGCCTGATGCCCGTGCCCTTGCCGGCGTTGGCGTACAGCGGGTTGAACTCAGACATGACCAAATACCCCAACCCGTCTGTCCAGTGCTCGATCCCGGCCGACTTGTCAATCACGTAATCGTCAGCACCCTGCTTGTAGGTCACGTTGCGCAGCGCCTTAATTGTGTTCTTGCAGCGTGGATGGACAAACAGGCGGATCTGGCCGTTGGCGTTACGGATCAAACTGTTGGTGGCGTTGATCTTGTCCTTCACCGACCACGGCGCCTTGGGACTGACGCAGCCGAACCCGTATTGGCGAATGATCTCATGGTCCGTGCGGCCAGCCGATGAAGTCTTACGAGCACTGCCGGTTGGGTCCGGGTAAGCGATCAGCTTCCGATCCCTGAACCGATCACGCAGCATGGCGCACACCTCATCAGTATTGGTTTGCGTCACGGACACCTCATCCCATATATGGAGGGTGTCGCCAACACGGCTACCAAGCACACCGGCCAGCACGCTCACGTTGAAGTCAGTGCCCCACAGGATCGGGCCGCCGGTATCGCGCACTTCATCAGAAATATTGTCGTCGTTGAAGTCTGGGTAAACACGACCGGACAGGGTTTCAAAGCTGGCGAGGTATTCCTGCCGAAATGTGCGGTCGTCAAGCGTGCGGCGTGCCGCTTCAACTTCATCTTCAGGAACGTTGCCACCTTCAATGGTGGTGTAACTGAAGGTTGACCAGTCCGGCTGATCTTGCGCCTGTTCCCACAAGTCGTGAAACCAGTTGAGGCCAGCAGGCGTTGTAATGAACCATGCCGGACCGCCTTGGTCTGACAGCGCTGGGCGTAGCACCATCTCCCATGCTTCCTGCTTGACGTAAGCGGCTTCGTCAACGATCAGGCTGCTAAGCGACACGCCACGGAGGGCATCGGCTGATTCAGCGCCTTTCAAGGCGATCACGCTGCCGTTGCTTAATTCAACCGACAGTTCGGATTCATTTTTTCTGGCAAACATTTCGGGCGGTACCATGGCACGAAGCTGACGCCATGCGATTTGTTTTGCCGATTTATAGGTTTGAGTGCAGTACCAATTGAGCGAATTTGGATGCTCAATCGCCCAAGCGACTAAACGGGCAATACAAAGGTATGTTTTACCAAAGCGACGACCAGAACAAAGAAGTTTGAAGCGTTCTGGCGCGTCCCATACCTCGCGTTGTGGAGGAGTAAGAGAGTCGTAAAGGCGCCTCGCAAACGGAGTCCAATCCCTTTCGTCGCAAACTGTAATCGGGGCTTCAAGCAGAAAGCCGCCAGGACAGCCGTCAAGTATGGATGGGCTCATTCCAGCATCTTGGCGCTTTTGCGGCGATTATCGTTTCTCCAAAGTGGTTGAAGGTTTGTGAAATGAAAACAAGCAAGTCGTTGTACGGGATCGGTTAGATCAAAGCTGGCGCAAGGGCGAATGTGGTCAACCTCCCATTGCCCAAAATTATCCCAAGTCATACCATCCTCAAACTTGGCAGCAATGTAATCACGAAGTTCGGCAGGTGAACAGCCAAGCCAATCGGCAGTGCGACAATTTTTTCTTATGCCCTGCGAAGACAAAGCCTTGTAAAGGCGAACACGGGAAAAATTGGCAATTTTGTATTCAGGCGTATGCCGCTGGCGCTCACGCAATTTTGCTTGCCTTTTGGCTGCATTGGCGCGACGAATTTCTGGGCTGCTTGTTTTTCGACACTCCTTGCAGCCCGCTCCGCGCCAGTGATTTGTAGGCAATTGCATGAACAACCCGTGAAAAGGGCAAATGATGGCGATTTTGGTGAGTGCGCCTTGGTAATCAGAACAGCAATAATCAAAGCGGTCGCCATGGGCGGCCTTTGCGCGTTCAACGAACTGCGCGGTCGTAAGCTTCGCCATTCCTTTATAGTAGCCCGTGACGGAGCGAAAGGCAAAGCTAGGGGCGAGCAGGCTCAAATTTCAAGGCCGATCAGTTTGGCTTGGAGTTGGACCGAATTCAGGGCGACTTGCGTTTGGCCGCGCTTGTAGGCGGATTGTTCGTAGGTACGAAGACGGCCTAGGGCTTCGGCAATCCATGAAGGCCGGGTCATGGCGGCGTCTTCTTCTAGGCGGATTCGTGCGCGTTTGATGTAGTTATCGACTTGACGAATATCTACATTCCACTGTTCTGCGCCGAACTGAACAATCTGACCACGCGATTTTCCTTCGGTCAGAAGACCGTAAACGGTGTCAATACGGAAGTTGACTTCAGCGGCGGTAGAACGCGCCAAGGTTGAAATAAAAGCGATGAAATAAGGATAAACCCAAAAGGAGAGAATGGCGCGGATGAGACGCGAACGAGACAGACAAGGCTGTGGAAAAGCGATCCTGAAGATTTTTGGAAGTGTGCCGGAGGGCACTTGCCAGCCTGAAAACCGTGGCTAGTCTTTGCAAGCTTTCGTTGCACCAAGCAAAAATCAGCAAGCAATGCCAAAGGCCATTTTCCTGCGATTACCCGACGATTTGGTCGAAGACTTGGAGCGTTTTCGCCCGAGAACCCTGTCCCTGACTACCTTTTGCGCCTTTTTACTAGAGGTGGGTATTGACAGGGAGGCTAAGCTACCCGCGTACCGTGTCGGTGCGGGGACACCACCTCTAGGTAACTCCCAACCGAAGCAGGTTCAAGAATCTACGCCTCAGCAACCTTCCAGCGAAGGGAAGGCTGTTTCGGCTGTTGGTTCAGATGGCTGTTTGGATTTGGCTTTCTTGCCAAAAGAATTGGACACAAAAAAAGAAATAGGCAATAAAAAGGTTGCAAAATCGGCAAAGGTTGAGTATTCCGAAGGCTTTGCGCTCCTGTGGAAAACCTATCAGTCGGCACCTGATCGAGTCTCATCCCAGTCCAAGCCGAAGGCGTTTGAGGAATGGAAAAAGGTGGTGAAGGCCGAGGGCGAAGAACGATTGCTTGGAGCGGTCAACAATGCCATTGCTGAGCAAAAGCGCAGAAAGACCGTTGGGGAGTTTGTTGGCAGCCTTCCTGACCTGTTTCGCTGGCTTCGTGATGGCAAATACGAGGTGTATCTCGAAGAGCACAAGCGTCAGAGCGGCGGGAAATATTGGGACGAGGAAAACCGCTGCTGGGTTTACGACGACTGATCCTGCCTTTTATTGCTCATTTGAGACTCACCATGAAACTGTACGCACCAGAAAACAAGGGCAAGTACGTCTGGCAGACCGCTGATGCCAAGACCAAGCAGGTCAGCTACAGCGTCACCACGACCCGCACAGCACCGCCTGATGCCTGCTACGGGCACCCGATGGGCAAGTACGACGATCAGGGCTTGTACATGACCTTCTGCCCGAACGTGGGCGCTGATGACCCCAAGAGCCCGCTAGCAGCGCGTTACGTCCTGCATCCCATGGCCGCGTCAGAACGAGACAAGGCAGATACGCAGCGGCTATGGAGGGAGATTTAAAAGCAGAAAGGGCAGAGCCCGTAAGCCCCGCCCCTTCAAAGACCTTGCGGTCCCCCTAGCGACACAATCTTAACTCGCTGTCACCCGTTGGCGCAAGCTGACGCACCTAGTCACAACTGAGTGCAATTATCTCCGGCTTCGGATTCAAAGGCTTGCGAAAGCGCCCAAAACCTTCTATCGTCACCCCAAATCCCGGTCCCCCTAGCAAGGAATCGGGTCTACACCCAAAAAAAATGCCCGATTTGGTCACTCGTGCCTGGAATGGCACGCCCATTGCCCGTCGCACTACAGACGGTTTTGTCAACGCAACTGCGATGTGCAAAGCCAACGACAAACGATGGGCCGATTACTGGCGGACTGATCGCGCTGGCGAATACGCGGAAGCGCTTTTTGAAGAGACGCAGATTCCCATCTCTCAACTTGTGCAGGTACGCCATGGCAACGAGACATGGATTCATCCTCAAGTAGCTGTTGATTTGGCGCGTTGGATAAATGCACCATTTGCCGTGTGGATGGATAAATGGTTTTTGGAAGAACTTGAACGCAAATCACTGGCGCAAGACAATCAACCACTGGCTTTAAGTCCAATAGAAACTATTGGAACCGCCGCAAAGATTGTTTGCGACATACATCAAATGATCGCAACACATACGCCGGGACTTATTGATGCCCGCATGGAGATTGAGCTTAAGCGCGATCTTTTGCTTCTTAAATCTGTTGCGGTTCAATCGGCAACCGGAATGCTGCCCGGTACGTCATCGGTTCTCTCGCCATTAGACAAACTGCCGCGTTTTATGGGTGTCGTTGTTGACCCTGAAATACCCATTGGCGTAACCGAGTTTTTCCTGCAACTTAACGATTCAAATCTTACAAAGTTAGTCACCAATCGTGAA